AACTATAAAAAGTGAAACTGCAAATAGCTATGTCACATTGACAGAAGCTAATACTTATTTTGAAACTGTACCTGATTCTTCTACTTGGACAAATAAAACAGACGATCAGAAAAACAGATCATTAATAGCTGCTACAAGATGGATTGATACTTTTGTATTTCAAGGGGATAGGTGTGACGAGAATCAAGCATTAAAATTTCCTAGAACTAATTATCAGGTAGATAGAGTTGAATTAAGTTGTTCTACAATTCCATTAAATATTAAATATGCACAATATGAATTAGCCAGAGCTTTGGCAAATGATACTGGTGCTATTACAGGTACTACTGGTAAAGATGGTAATTTTGAAGAAGTTGCTCTTGGTGATCTTAGGGTTAAATATAATACTGAAAGTTAGAGGATAATGGCAGGTCAATTAGATAGCTTATTTAAAAGTGTTGCTAAAAGCGTTGTTGCAACTTTAGGTGATTCTTTAGATCACACTATTACCTATGTAAAAAAAGGCACAAGTAGTTATAATTTGGATACTGGAGAACAAGTTACTTTAGACACTACATATTCAGATATAAAAGTTCCAATAGAATTTATACACTCAGAAGAAGACGAAGGAAAAGAAATGAGAAGAGCGAAAATGTATATCACTCCTGATTTAATAGGCAATAATCAAATAGATTTTGACGATGAAGTGCAGTTTTCTTATGCAGGAAACACAGTAACAGGTCAAATCTATGATATTGACACTAAAAAAGGTGGACAGGTTTATTTATATACTATTTTGGTGCGATTTTAATGGCTAAAAGAAGACCACTACAGAAAAGTGATCCAGTTGGTACTCTTGAAGGTCAATTAAATCAAGATTTTAATGATCTAATTAGAGATATTCATAAAAACTTATCAACCAAAAAACATAGTCCAGTTTATACAGGTTTTTTTGCTTCTAGCTGGAAAGTACAAACAATGGCTGTAAACGCTACAGAAGAAGCAGAAGATCATCAACCCTGGAAAGGTATCAAAAGACAAGCATCGGAATATTTTTTTAGAACTAAACAGACTATGCCAGCTAATCAAGTACCAAGTAAAATTAAAATAAGATACCCTATCAAAAAAACATTTAACTTTAAAAAACCTGTATTTATTGGAAACAGAGCTAGGTATGCTGCTTATGCTTTAGAAAATCCTAAAGTTGCAACTTTTATTCAAGGTAGTTTAGGTAAACTTATAAAACAAAACATGAAAGAGAAAAAAGGTAAATTATTTATTGCATCAAAACGTATGGGCAAATTTGGATCATTTAAAGGTGGCCCAGGTTACTCTGAAATTAACCTTAAGGATTATCAATGACTTTAGTAAAAACAAGAGCAGCTTTTGAAAAAGCAGTTACAGATGCAGTATCAGATGTAGATCCTACAATTACTATGGTCTATGACAATGTGCCTTTTGTAGTTCCAGGAAAAACTAAGAAATATATAATGATGATGATTAATTACACTCAAACAACATTACAGAATCAAGGAGCAGCTACAGATTTTTATTCTGGTGTTATTCAATGTAATATTTACGTTCCAAAAAATAAAGGCACAAGTCAATTATCTGCGATAGCTGAAGCTGTTATTACTGGTTTAACTTCTGTAAATGCTTCTGGATATACAGATAGTTTTAGCGTTAGCCCAAGAGTACAAGATATAAATGGTCCAACTATGTTGGAAATAGAGGATAGAAGTCACTTTGTTGGAGTTATATCTTGTCAATTCTCTGCAAATGCGTAGTATAATAGAATAGCATTATATTATTTATGGCAAGAGCAGTTGATCTTTTAAAGAACAAGTTTGGAGTTTCTCAACTTTACAAGCATGATGTAATTAAAGATGAAGAAGTAATTTTTTCTGTTTATTGGCACCCACTAACTATTGCAGAAAGAGAGGCGATACAGAAAAAAACTGGAACTGATGATAATGCTGATTATGCTTTGCAGATGATGATTGAAAAAGCATTAGATAAAGAAGGTGCAAGACTTTTTCAAGATGGAGATAAAGCATCTCTTAGAAGAGAAATCGAAGCATCAATTCTTGAACAAATACAATTAGCAATGTTACAAGCTGGTGCTGATAAGGAGGTAAAAGAGGCTAAAGCCGACTTGAAAAGCGAATAAAGATTGGCATTTTTTATTTGGTCTTGCAAAACAACTTCATAAAACTGTAGCTGAGTTATGTCAAACTTTAACTCTTGAAGAAATGGTTGCTTGGGCTGCTTTTGCAGAATTAGAAGATGAAGAATATAAAAAACAACAAGAACTTGCACAACGAAATAGTGCTTTAAGAGGTAGAAAGAGGTAAGATATAAGAAATGTTTTTTGTTTTTATAGCAAGTGGCTGATTATAGCGTTGATATTGCGGTTGCTGTAAAAGGCTCTCAACAATTAAAAAAACTAAGAACTGAAATAAGTAATACATCTAGAGAACTTACTACTTTAAACAAACTTGCTAATAAACAAAGTAAAACTCTTCCAAATTCGTTTTTAACTTTAAATAAAGCATTAAAACAGGCAAAACTTAATTTAGATAAAGCAGCGATAGGTACTGATCGTTATTACAAATCAGCAAGACAATTAGTTCAAGTTGAAAGGCAATACAATCGAGAGTTGTATCAGAGAAGAACTCTGATGAATAATCTTAGAGGCGGCAGCTTACTTGATGTGGTTCGTCAAAATACATCAGCAAGTCAAGCTGCAAGGCAAGCATCGGGTTCAGGATTTAGAGATTTTAGTAGAAAATTTCAACCTAATCCCGTTCCAGTTGATAAAGCTCAAGTAGCAATAGATAAGTCGATAGCAAGACATATGAAAAAAATTGAAAGACATACAGGAAAAACAGCACAAATTTTACAACAACAACAAACTGCTGCTGGTTTTCAATCCATGACTCCTGGTGCTGGTGGTCCAAATATGTTCAATAGAATGGGATTTGGTAAAAATGCAAATCCAGCAGGACCATTTGCTATGCCTGGAGGTCGTATGGGTAGGTTGAAAGGTGCTGTTGGTAGTGGAATGATTGGTGGTGGTTTTCCACTTCTCTTTGGAGGAAGTATGCTCCAAGCAGGAGGAGGATTAGCTGCTGGTGCTATCGGTGGAGCATTAGCACCTGGAGGAGGTTTTGCTGCTTCTATCCTTGCGACTGCTGCAATTTCTAAATATGAAGAAGTAACTAAATTTAGAAAAGAGGTTAGAAATTTAAACTTAGAGATGGCAGATATGGGTATTAAGTCTGATATTTCTAGAAAAAGAATAAAAGAGTTAAAAAAAGAATTTGATATTACTTACGATGAAGCATTAAAACTTGCTTCACAATTTAAAAGTTTAGGTGGAGAAATGGAAAGAGGAATTACAGCAACATTTGGAGAGCGAGGATTTGGAATATTTAATACATTATCAGGTCTTAGAGATACTGAATCTGTTTTGGAAAAAATTTCAGAATTAAGTTCAGAAATTTCAGAAGAAAATCGTAGACAATTACTACAGACAATCGCAACTGAAGGCTCATTAGAAGGACAATTTCAACTGCAAAAAATGTTAATAGATAAAAGAAAGAATGAATATGTTAGAGAACAAATGGCTAAACGATATAATTCTGAATTTGTTGGACCTATAGGAGTAAATGCAGAATCAGCAATGGCAGCAAGAGGGTTATTAAAAAAAGATGCAGAAGCAAGGTTAGCTCTTGAAAAAGAAATATCAAAAGAATTTATTAAACAAAATCAAGCAACAATAAATAACTTAGAAAATGCAATAAAAATAAATGAACAGTTAAAATTCTTACTTGAATTTCAAGCACCTACTGATGAATTAAGAGAAATGCTTACACCTATGCGTCAAATAATAGATGCAAGCAAAGCAATAAGAACAGGTTTTGAAACTTCATTTGCAGGAATTGTAAAAGGAACAATGACAGTTAGTGATGCGTTTAGAAATATGTTAAATCGAATTGCAGATCATTTTATTGATACTGCTGCAAGAATGGCTGCTGTTCAACTACAAAGAGGATTTTTAGGATTGTTTAGTAATATGTTTAATTTTAATTTACCTGTAAACAGTACAAGTGGTCTGGATTTAGATGCACTAAATTTCTATTCTTCCACAAGTTCAAGTGTTACTATGAGTGATTTTACAAATAGAGCAAATGGTGGTCCAGTTACAGGAGGTAAGCCTTATATTGTAGGAGAACGTGGCCCAGAACTATTTAGCCCAGGTGTTTCTGGAATGATTACACCAAATCATGCTCTTGGCGGTGGAACTACTGTTGTTGTTAATGTAGATGCTTCTGGCTCTTCAGTTCAAGGAGATGAAGAGCAAGGGAGAGAACTTGGTCGTCTTATATCAGTAGCGGTACAATCTGAATTAGTACAACAGAAAAGACCTGGAGGTTTACTTGCTTAATGGCTACTTTTCCTTCAATTACTCCTAAATACGGGCAACAAAAAAGATCCGCACCAAATACCAGAACAGTTCGTTTTGCTGATGGTTATGAGCATAGAATTTTATTTGGCCTTGCACAACATCAAAATCCAAAAATATTTAACTTTACTTTTGAGGTATCAGAAACAGATGCAGATACGATAGAAACTTTTTTAGATGCAAGAGCAAATGATAGTGCCAGTTTCGATTTTCAACCTCCAGGAGAAGCGAGTTCATCTAAGTTTATATGTGAAACATGGTCTAAATCAATTCCATATTTAAACAGAGCAACAATACAAGCGACTTTTAGAGAGGTGTTTGAACCGTGAGCACTGCTCCTGTATTTAGTGAAGTTCAAAAAATAAATCCATCTGCAATTATTGAGCTTTTTACGTTACAGCTAGATAATTCTTTACATGGTGCGACTACAATTTACAGATTTCACTCGGGTAGTAATTTAAATGCAAATGGTGAAATAGTCTGGGCTGGTAATCCTTATCAAAGATTTCCTATAGAAGCTACAGGTTTTGCATATCAACGTGGTCAAATTCCAAGACCAAAACTTGTTGTAAGTAATGCTTTTGGATCTATATCAGCTATTTTATTACTTGTTAACCAGACAACGGCTGGCAATGATTTAACAGGTGCAATATTTACAAGAATAAGAACAATGGCAAAATTCATAGACGCTGTAAATTTTCCAGGCAACTCTAATCCATTAGGTACACCTGATCCTACCGCAGAATTTAAACGTCAAATTTATACAGTAGATCGAAAAGCAACAGAAAATAGAGAGGTAGTAGAATTTGAACTTGCAGGAGCTATTGATATGGCTGGGGTTCGAGCACCCAAACGTCAATGCACTCGTGCTTTATTTCCTAGTATTGGTACGTTTACGCAATGAGTTGGAAATATAAAGCACTACTTCATGCTCAACGTGAAGATCCTAGAGAATCTTGTGGGCTTTTATTAAATGTTAAAGGTAAGGAACGATACTATCCATGTCGTAATCTTTCGATTACAGATAATCAATGTTTTATTATTGATCCAGAAGATTATGTAAAAGCAGATAATACAGGAGAAATTATTGGTGTAGTTCATAGTCACCCTATAACACCTCCTGATCCTAGTCAGGCAGATAAAATTAGTTGCGAAAATAGTAATTTACCGTGGTATATTGTAAATCCTAAAACAGAACAGTGGGCTTATTTAGAACCATGTGGATATAAACCACCATTACTAGGTCGTGAATGGGTATGGGGTGTAACCGATTGTTGGAGTTTAGTTGTTGATTGGTATAAAGAAGAAAAAGGTATAAAACTTAAAGATTATCAAAGAAGTATGTCACCACAAGAATTTCTTGAAAATCCTTTGTTTGAGGATTATGCTTGGCGAACAGGTTTTAGAGAACTTAGGCCAGATGAACCATGTAAAGAAGGAGATGTGTTATTGATGTCGATAATCCATCCAACTTTAAATCATGTAGCTATTTTTCTTGGAGATATGGTTTTACATCATTTAGCCGATAGACTATCTTGTAGAGAGCCATATT